AACATTAATGCTGTTATCAATAGTTGCCATAATGACGGCTACTATGGCAAAGTCCGAAGAAACAATGGACACTAAAGTAAAGAACTATATTGCTAATGAATGGTCAGAAATCAAAGAATTTCAACAGACATCTTGGCAGGCTGGTAAAGAACAAAATGCTAAAAATTGGGCAAAGGTTAAATCTTTATTCACAAAGGTAAAAAATAATGTTACACAAGATTAGTGATTTTTGTAAGAAGATTGATACTATTAAATCACAATCGGACAAGTTATATAATTTAAAATATAACAATCCAAAAACACCTGAAAGGGACGCTGAGGTTAATCATTTAATTGATGATATACAATATATGTGTAAAATGATAGGTAATGATACATCTCCGTATGATAAGTAGAATCAATAGTACAATAGGTCAGATGTTCTTACTTTGTTCTATTAAAAACGTTGATTTTATTGACTTATTTAACGCTTGACTTTTATAATAAACTGTGATAGCATTAGTACATAAATGATTATTAACTTAACAAAAGGACACTATGATAGATAAACAAACTATATTTGAAGAATTTAAAATTGCAAAACAAAAAGATTTGCAACAATCAACTCAAAACGAACCGTATGAAGATGTGTTTACAAATAGATTACAACTATTAAATTCACATAAAGTTGCAAAAAAATCTAATCCGAAGATGTATAGAAATTTAGATATTAACTTTGATAATTTGATACTTGCATATTCTTCACCAGTTCCAGTTGATCACTTTTATAAAAAAGTGTTCGGCTTAACTTTACAAGAATACAAATATCAAAAATATTTAGAAGAAATGACTGAAAAACAAAAAGAAAAAGAAGAAAAACTTAAAAAAGAAGAAAAAGAAAAATTAAAAATTGAAGATGTTGAAGAAATTACTTTTAATTAGTTGTTTGTTGTTGCTCTCTAATTGTGCTAGTAAACAGTCCTATATTGGTGCATCCAGTACAGCGGCTGTTGCTGGTACAGCATGTTGGCAATATATAAGTGATAATCCTGCTGTTGTGGCTACTTGTGCAGTTGCAGGTTCATTTAAAGGTGCAGATATTATGAATGCTGAAACAGATGATCAATTAATGACAAGAGCATTTGTAGATCATTTAGAAAACGCACCTAGTAGTCCAGGGTTTACAACTTGGCAAAATCCTAAAACACAAAGTAATGGTATTATTAAGACCACAGGTTTTTATTTAAAAGGTCCAATTAAGTGTACAGTAGTTGAAACTACACATGATCAAAATTTAGACAACACAAGATTTTTTGATTCAATACTATATGGTAACCCTTATAGAAAAATGGAATGGCAAGAAGTTTGTAAAATGCCAGACGGAAGATGGAGAGTAAGTGATCAATAAAAAGAGAACATTATTTTTTATATTTCTATTGTTATTATTGATACCAGTATTAATGCAAGTTGCTTACTCGGAAGATTCATTTGAAAACACAATGAAAAAAATTGATAAATTAGAAGGCAAAAATGTTACAGTAGAATATGATAAAATACAACCTATCAAAGATCAATATTGCTTCATTAAGATAGAAATTAAACAATTAAACAATGGTGAGATTGTTAAACAGGAAGTAGTAGAATGTGCAGATGGCCGAAAGGCATACGATGGTCCTACATATTGGGAGTTATTTGCTCAATTTTACTATGGTGATATGAATACACCTGCCTATTGTAGATATTATGAAAGACCTAAACACGCATACCACAAACCTGGTAAAGTATGTTTAGATAAAGATGGTAATTGGGAGGTAAGATAATGATAAAAACGTTAATAATAACATCTTTTTTATGGGTATCCATTGCATTTACATGGGAACCATTTGTTGCAACAGTTGAGAGAACACAGGCTGTTGACAAAACAAAAGAAATAGTATATAATGTGTTTAATATTATGAAGGAGAAAGTGAATGAATAAGTATGTTAAATATGTAATGATAGGTGCTGTTGGCCTGATACTTACAGGATGTTCTAATAGTACATATAAAATCAAACAAGAAAAAGATAAACAAGTCCTTAAAGTACCATCTTGGTATATGAAAGATTATAACGAGAAAAAAGAATGTGGTACTAAAACGTTCGGCAAAGGTAAAGATAAAGTTTGTATCTTTGGTGTCGGCACAAGTGTTTCACCAGATTTAGAACTTGCAATTGAAAAAGGTATGATGATTGCAAAGGCTGAACTTGCTGACAAAGTAAAAGGTGAGATGAATAAGAAAGCAAAAATATTTACTACAGAATTAGGTAAGAATACTAATAAAACTGTTGTAACAGATGTAGAAACTACATTGGTAAATATAATCAAACAGACACCTGTAAGAGGATATGAAGTATTTGCTCAAGAGGTAACTCTAACAAAGAACGGATACTACAGATCATGGATTGGTTTAAGATTGCCAATGGGTGAATACAATAAAATGTACAACTACTCTATTGAAACTGTTGTTGACGCTTTCAAACTTAAAGAAATGGCTGATAAGGCCTATGATGAAGTAGAGGTTATTGCAAATGAGTCATAAAATAGAAATATACTCAAAACCTAATTGTGTCTATTGCGAGAAGTCTAAACATCTTGTAAAGACACTAGGTTTTAAGTACGAAGAAAAAATGTTTGGTAAAGATTTTACAACACCAGAACAGTTATATGAGGCTGTAGGTAAACAAGTAAGAACTATGCCACAAATAATAATTGACGATAAACACATTGGCGGATACAATGAGTTAGTTGAGTATTTTGCTGATAAAGGTCTATGTAATTTTAAAGGTGAAGTAACAAAGAATGTTGATGGCAAATAAAAACAAAGATAACATAATATTGTTTCCTAAAATTCCTAAACAACCACCTAATGCTAAGGCTCAGGAATTAGATGCTAAAAGACAAGAAATGATAAGACTTGAACATAATAAAGTTTTTGTTCAATCAGTAAGTGAAGACCTTACAGAAACAATGTTATTAAGATTAAAAGATGAAAACTTTAATCTAGCTGACCCAAAATTTTTAAGTGATTATAAATTATTATCTGAGTCGTTAAAATCAATGCTATTAAGACAAGTACACATGAAACACCCTTTACAAGAAAGAGTCGATAAGGCTGTAACAACAAAAGGTGAAGGTGAAAATTTATATGCTATTACAATTGATTATAAAAAATTTTAAAGAATTCCATAAAGCACTTTGGGATACTACAAATACTAAAACGTGCCTAGTATTTGATAGTTTAATTGAGGCACATTATATAATAAGGAGTGAATAAATGTTTAAATCATTATTCTCAAATGACTCATTAAGAGTTGTATCAAAATCAAAAAAGACATCTACAAGAGGTAGAAAAACTTTGTCAAAAAGACAAAAAGTTTTAAACCTTTTATCAAAAGGTGAACCAGTATCTTGGAAGTCTTTAAGAACTAAATTCGATTTAGGTTCACCAAGAGCTTTAATTGATACATTAAGATCAGAAGGAAACATGATCTATGTTAATCAAACTGCTAAAGGTACTTCATACAGAATGGGCGTACCAACAAAAGCAATTATCGCTGCTGGTATTAAAAAATTATATGGGACTCCGTTCGCATATAAAAATGCGTAATCTCTCTCTTTAAAAACGCATAAATAAATGTAGAGGCGGCCTTGTGCCGCCCTTACATAACAAAATGAGGAGGGCAATATGCCAACAAACACATCTAATATGAATATGCAATATAGTGGATCATCTGCTCCATTGCTACACGAAATTCTAACTAAAGTAAATAACGCAAAAGACAAACCTAAAAAGATCGAGGTTTTAAAACAAAACGACTCACTTCCATTAAGACAAGTATTGAAGGGTGCATTTGATTCAAAAATTGAATGGGATTTACCACCTGGTAACCCACCATATACGGTCAATGAAGCTCCAGCAGGAACTGAGCATACGACTCTATACACAGAAGCTAAAAAATTATGGCATTTTGTAAAGGGTGCAGATGAAAAACTTTCAAAAACAAAAAAAGAAATGATGTTTATTCAAATGCTAGAAGGTTTACACAAGGATGATGCTGAACTGATGGTCGCAGTAAAAGAAAAAGAACTTAATAAAAGATATAAAGGTCTTACAGACGCTGTGGTTAAAGAAGCGTTTGGTTGGAATGACGATTACAAAACGTCCTAAAACATAAATATTATAGAGTGATTCTATAGTATTCAACTATAGGGTGTAGAACAAAAGTAGAACATCTACTTGATAACTTGTCACACCCTATATTCCCTTTGATTTACAGTATAAAAAACGGCTAATTATTGTCCGATTTTGCTTGAAACTCATACTATTTTCTGATATAGTAGCAGTATGAAAACAACAAAAAAGGAGAATACACTATGTCAAAAGTAAAACAATATTATACTGATGAAGCTGAAAAGACAGTTGATAAGATTATCTTAAATTTTAAGAATAATCTAATTAATTTAGAAACTGCTGTCGCTGAAGTTATGAAAGTCGATAACCTTGATTTAACAGGTATTGATGAACACAACGTAGAAGAATGTATCCAAGATACATTTTACGATAAGGTTACTTCGTAATGCGTAAATTTTTGATAACAATAGTATTATTAAATTCTATTATATGGTTTGGACTATCTAGTCTAGTCAAAGCTGACGATTATAACACAGCTGTTATTGGTCATGTTATATCTGAAACCATAAAAAACACAGATATTGATACTTCTTATATTATAGAACAAGAGTTAGAAAAACTTGCTCACAAATTTGTTATTGATTCGATTTATATTATTCAAGCCTACTTACCTGAAATACTTGATGGTGTTGTTACTGATTTAAAATTAAAAACAGATCAAAAATACAAAGAGGAATTATTAAATGGCGAAAATAGTAACTAGAAAATCAAAAGCTCTGAAACTTAAAAGAAAGTTGAAAAAAGAATTTTCTGTAAAAAGAAAATATACAACTACTTACAAAGACATAAAGAAGTATTTTAAAGAATTTAATAATGCTATTTTTGATAACAAATTATCTCCATTTGGACAGATTCAAATAAAAGATTTAAAAAGAGAGAAATGTGTAGGACAAGTCATTACATTTGAGTGGAAAAGAAAAGGTACACGAATGTATAAATTAGAAATGTTACCTGCCTATCCTGAAAAAAGAGATTTTTTGGACACGTTAGTCCATGAAATGGTACATTTGTACCAAATGCAAAACCTAGGTGACACAGGAAATCACAATGATGTGTTTTGGTCCTTTTCACCAAAAGTAAACTATATTGGTTTACAATTATAGAAAGAAGAAAGTTATATTATGAGTAAAAATGAAAAGAACCATGTTGATGATTGGTTAAAACAACAAATTAGAAAAGGCATAAACATAATTGATTATGTTTTACAAAACAATGTAGGTGAGTGGGAACTATATTATACAGGACATTTACACAAAGACATCCTAAATAATTTTCCAGGCAGAACCAGTAAAAAGATATTTAAAGGTTATAGAGAACTTTTAGATAATAGTAACCTTGTGTTTATTCAAAAGAAGTTTGAAGAACATGGCTATGAATACTACGTAAAGAAAGGTATATAATGAAACTATTGAAAAAACATAAAGAAATATTGCAAGAGGTTGTAAAGGGTAAGGGTTATTGGAAAACTCCTACAGTACCAAAAAACCATTCCGAAAATGTATTAGATGATCTTGTTAAATTATATTTACAAGACCTTATTGTGTTTAATAGAGAATATGATGTGCCATCTTTTGGTCCTAGTAGCGAACATAAAGTAAGATATAAATGGTATATTGTTACTATGAATAAAAAGAAAACTATAAAAGACTTGAAAAAGGTAATTAAAGATGGTAAAATTTAAAGTTTTTATCAAAACAATGATGTTTGTTGTAGTAGTTACAGCAATGTCATTTGTATGGTACGGATATACACTTGATGGTAAACAAAGAGTAGAAGCTGCTGTACCATCATTGCCTGACTTTGAACATAATAATAATCAAATTTTTATAGATAATGTTAAAATGTGTGTTGAGTATATTCATTTTCACAATGATATTAGTAGAGTCAATTTAGAACTATTAGTAGCACAGGCAGCTCTAGAGTCTGGTTGGGGAACGAGTAGATTTGCCATAGAGGGTAAAAATCTATTTGGTATTCGTACATATGATTTAAGAGAGCCTCATATGTTACCTTGGAAAGATAAACCAAAAAAATGGGGCGTTAAAGTATTTGAACATGAGTGTGATAGTGTTTTACATTATACTAAAACCTTAAACAATCACCATGCCTATCAAGGTTATAGACAAATGAGAGAAGAAGGTATTGATAATCCATACATGTTGATAGAAACACTGGATGCATATGCGAGTGATAAAAATTACTTTGCTAAAATAAAAAGTATTCTCACAAAAATAAGAGAGGATTATAAATGACATTAACTGATGGTTTATTATTAGGTGTACTTGGCATAATGATTACAACTGTAGGTATGATGATTGCTTATATTATTGGATATCAAGTAATAAAACCAAAACCAAAAAAAGAATCAAATGCTTTAGATGATTTACTTAAAAGATATAAAAAGAAAAAGACTTTTAATTACTATAGGAGAAAATAGTATGAATAAAAAAATGACACGTAAGGTAGACATAACCGATTACCAAGATATGGCAGATTGTATTCGTAGTGATCAAGTGCCAGCTAATGAAATAGTTGAGATATTTACAGATAAAAAGTTTTATAAGTGGTATAAAAAGAAGTATTTAAAAGGATAATTGATGCTTGACTTCAATGTCAAATTAATATATAATATATACTATGATTACAATTGATGATATAAAAAGACTAAAAGATCCAGACAATCTTAAAAAACATAGATTAGATAATCTAGCAAAAGCTTGTGCTGATGCTACTTCAGATGAAATGAAATCTATGTGGTATAATAAAATGATGAATTTGGCAAATGAATATAATATGAAAGATTACGTAATGAGAAAGTTGATACATTAATGAATATTATAAACAATACCATTAAAACATTTTTAATATTAGTTGCTGTATATACAGTTTATTCAATTAATGTTATAAATCAAAATATAAAAGAGTCTGAAACAAAAGTAAAACGTAGTTTGATTATGCTAGAAGATAAAATGCTTGATGTAAAAGTAGAAAGTACAGTTGATAATTCATTTATTGATGAAAAACTAAATGATGTAAAAAAAGAATTAGGTAGTATAGACTATGATTTATCAATGCATATGAAACGATTAAAAAATGATTTAATTATTTTATATAAAAAATTAGATAACGTTGAAAACAAATTAAATAAACAAACAAAATATGAAAAGGCTGTATATTAGGGAGGTACAATGAATATATTTTATGTTGACAAAGATCCAGTAAAAGCTGCTAAAATGCTTTTAGATAAACATGTGGTTAAAATGATACTTGAGTCTGCTCAAATGCTGTGTACTGCTAAACGTGTGCTTGATGGTACAGAATATATGGCAAAAACAAAGAACGGTAGAAATATTAAAAGATGGAAACTTGATAATTCAAATGAAGAAGCAATTATTTACAAAGCAGGTTGGTTAAATCATCCATCTACACAATGGGTATTACAATCAGCATATAATTACATATGGTTATATAAACATATGATGGCACTTAACGAAGAATACAAGTTAAGATACAATCATACAAAAGACCATTTAACTATTCAAAAACTAGGTGACATACTTAAACATCCACCTAAAAACGCTAAAGTTAGTGTTGTAGGTACAGATGCTACACCAGCAATGCCAGATGAATGTAAAGTACCTGGTGATGTGGTTGCGTCTTATCGTAAATACTATATAATGAAAAAACAAGCATTTGCTACATGGAAATCACCTGCTAAAATGCCAGAGTGGTTTGCTGAAGGAATTAAAAATGAACAAAAAAAACAAAATAGAACAGCCTAAAATTTATGAAAGAAATCCTAATACAGGAGTTATACGTTGGAGATATATAGGAGAGTCACCTGACAAATTTGGTTGGCCAAACTACGGTAGGATTTTAAATGTTAAAAGAAAAAATAGTACAAAAAGGTGATGACCTTAAAATGTTGCAAGGCCACGATAGACTTGCATATCTTATTGACATAGCAAAAGATGTACCATCATTACCAAATGAAGTAAAAACTGAAGAAAATAGAATACGTGGTTGTGCTAGTAACTTGTGGTTAATAGGTGGAACAAAAGAAGATAATACAATGATATATAAAATAGATGCTGATGCCTTTATAACAAAAGGTACAGCTAAACTAGTAACTGATCTTGTTAACAATTGTTCTAAAGATGAAGTTGCTGGTTTAACAATTGAAGATTTTTTACCTTTAGGTATAAAAGAATTATTAACAATGCAAAGACAAAATGGACTAGGTAGTCTAATACAAAGGATAGTAGAAATAGCAAATACTAAATAATAATATGAGTAAAATAGAAGAATTTATACAATTAAATATTAACTTTTTGAATGATATTCAATCTTATCATTGGCAAACAAAGTCATATTCTGAACATGAAAGCTTAGGTGAGTACTATATTAAATTTAATAAAATGCTTGACGAGTTTGTTGAAACACATCAAGGTAAAACTGGTAGAAGAATTAAATTTAGTGCTGAATTAAGACCAGGCATTTTAAATTATGCTGATGTTCAAATAGTAAAAGCTGAAGTAAAAAAACAAGCAGATAGAATTAAAGAACTATCAAACAATAAAGAAGTTGCTGGTCAAATAGACTTGCAAAGTATATTAGAAGATATGCTTTTAGCAACTAATCAGTTACTATATCACCTATCATTAAATTAATGCCACTTTATACATTTGAAAATAAAAAAACTGGTAAAGAGTTTACCGAGATGATGACCATTTCTGAAATGGAAAACTATCTTTTAAAAAATAAACACATCAGACAAATTATAAATGCAGTAAATATTGTTGCTGGTGTAAGTGGTATGAGCTATAGAAGTGATGGTGGTTGGAAAGATAATTTAAGCCGAATTGCTGAAGCACATCCTAACAGTCCTTTAGCACAACAACATAAGAAAAAATCAGTAAAAGAAGTTAAAACAGAACAAGCAGTTAAAAAATATAAGGCTAGACAAATTGCAAAAAATAAATAATATAGTACAGAGCGAGCAACTGAAACACAACGGTCGTATACCTGAGTCAAATAGGTCAATCCGCTCATTGTACATTTTCAATACGGCAGGACATTTCTGCTTGAAAGTCCTGCCTATTTTATGTGTAGGATTATTACTTACAGCTTGTGCTAATAAGGACCTTAGTTTTAATCCTTATACAACAGTATTAAATAAAGTAATTAAAACTCAATACATAAACAATAAAGGAGAATAACTATGGCAGATATACCAGATTTTATGAGAGAGTTTGATACAGACGTTGATTACGGTTTCACTCCTGTATCTCAAAAACCAGCTGAAGAAACACAACCAGCCATTGATCCAAGTGTAATAGAAAATTCAAATTTAGAATTAGCAAAAATTAAATCAGATGTTTCTGATATTAAATCTGCTATGAGTGAAATTATGCAGATTGTTGCTGAAAAGGATACAGTAAACAAAGATATACAGAATGCTGATATAGAAGCAAGATTTAAAGAGATTGAAAAGATTGTATTGCCTTTTTTATATAATCTTTCAAAGTCCAATGAACCTTATATACATTGGCCAAATAGAGGACCAATTATTAAGGCACAGATGGACAAATTGTTAAAACTAACTAGGGGGTAAATATGTTAGAAGTTAAGGCTCATCATAAAGAATTAAAAAGAGCAGTAAATGAAGTTGAAGAAAAAAGAAAAACCGACCGAACAAGTCAAAGTTGGTTCGAAATTAGAACCCTTAAAAAAGTTAAACTAAAAGCAAAGGAAAAACTAAATGCAACTAAGCAAAAACTTTTCGCTTAAAGAACTTACTGCTTCACAAACAGCAGATAGACATGGTATTAGTAATAATCCAAGCGAAGATCATATGGATAACTTAAAAAATCTATGTGATAATGTTCTACAAAAAGTAAGAGATCATTATGGCAAAGTAGTATCTGTATCATCAGGATATAGAAGTCCTGAACTATGTTTAAAAATAGGTTCAAGTGCGAAATCACAGCACGCAAAAGGCCAAGCCGCTGACTTTGAAATCTTTGGTGTACCAAATGGTGAACTAGCAAAATACATTATTGACAACTTAGATTTTGATCAGCTTATATTAGAGTTTCACAATCCAGATGAACCTAATAGTGGGTGGATACATTGTTCATATAAGAACGCTGAAGAAAATAGAAAACAAGTATTAAGAGCATACAGAAATGATGATGGTAAAACGGTGTATGAACCGTATGATCCATCTTGAGCTGTTGAACGTCTTAATAATGAAAAAATAAAAGAGCAAAACAAGATCATTGACTTGTATATGCAAAAAGGTATATAATGAAATTTACTATTGTTATGTTAATTGATTTTATTGGTCACCCTAAATTAGGTGATGACTATACTAACAATAGAAGATATTCCGAATTGCTTAAATTTGCTACTAGTAGCAAACTTGATAGAGATAATATTATTTTTGTATCAAATACTAGAGGTGATATATTGTCTGAAACTTTAGATATGTTAAAGACAGCAGGATTTGATATTCTTTATACCCAAAGTGATGAGTCTATAAACAATATTGTAGATAAGATTAAAGATATAAAAGGTTGGGATATAAAACAATACACAACACAAGTCATAATAGGTGGTTGTAACCTAGGTGGCTGTGTTATAAATGCAAAACCTATAAGTGCAGTATTCTGGCAAAAAAAAGGTTTTAAAACAACAATACATTTACCTTTATGTGCCGAATATGAACAACCAGGCACTAATGCTGTAGAGAAAGTATATCGTAGTATTGAGCAGTTAAATCATTTTACAAAAGAGTATAAAGCATTTGATATAGAATATTGTAATGATTTTCATAGATTGAGGATGACCTATAAATAAAAAAATCAAATTATTATAGCTTGACAAACTTGACGAATAGTGATATAATAATTGTATAATATTAAATAATAGGAAGGTATATTATGGCGTTTAATTATGTAAAACTGAATGAAGAAAAACTACCTAAAAGTTTAGGTGTGAAAGGCAAGAGTCAAAATGGCATAAGATATTATACTATTGATGGCGTTAATATGCCTTCCGTTACCTCAATACTAGGACAGATACCCGAAAAACAAGTAGGTATACAGGCATGGAGAAATGCAGTTGGTGAAAAAATGGCTAACTATATTTCTACATCTGCTATCAATAGAGGTAAAGCAACTCATACATTAATAGAAAATCATTTAAAAAATGAAGATGACAAGTCAATAGGTATAACTGCTGTTACACCATTAGGTCTGTTTAGAATTATGAAACCTTATCTTGCTAGGCTCGATAACATACATTGTATAGAAGAATATTTGTATTCAAAAGAGATAAGTGTTGCAGGTCAAGTTGATTGTATTGCTGAATATAAAGGTAAACTATCTGTGGTTGATTTTAAAACCTCAACAAAAAGACGTGACGAAGATTATAATTATGCTAATTTTTTACAATGTTCAGCATATGCAAAAATGTTTGAAGAAATTTATCCTGACAAAAAAATAGAACAAACAGTAATTTTAGCTGCATGTGAAGATGGTTTTGTACAAGAATGGATACACGGTGAAGATAAGATAAAACAACATCAGGAGTTATTTTATAAACACACTAAAGACTTTTTTGACAGAAATAATATAAATAGTTAATAAAGAGTCAATAGTCGAATTAATAAAAAAGGTGATTTAATATATCCTACTTGCGACCATAACAGCTAAAGGGGAATATGAAAAAGATTTTAATAGTTTTAAGTATATTATTTTCAACTGTAGTTTATGCCGAGCATGAAGAATTTAGTAATGAAGTTTATATGCAACAGGTACCTGCTTTATGTGGTACAGTAAATGCTATACAAACTTATGTTGATCACTATAAATTTAAACCATATCACTTAACACTAGGTAGAACAGGTATGGTAGAAGATGGTGAACCAGTTTATATGATAACTTATATGGTAAATGAAGATAATACACAATCAATTGCTGTATTAGATATACCAAGTGGACTTGAAAGATGTATTTTATTTCATACATTTGATTTAGTAGTGCCACAAATGAATTAAACGTTGAAGGTAAGAGAATACCTGGAGAAGACGTGGCTGCAATGCCACCCACTCCACCATTTAAACAATGAAATTTAAGGGGTGGAACTAGGATCGATTCACAGTTAAAACTTACTGGAGTTTAATCGCTGACAACGTAAAGTCATCTTATAAATGCTAACAATTTAGCGATGGCAGCTTAATACTGCTAAACGGTTTGCCTGTACCGAGTAACAGAAACAGGCTTGACAAAATCACTCACAGATGATATAATGAATGTATGAATTTAATGAATAGTAAAAAGTTTAGTCTTATAGTTGAGGATATTGTTAAAAAGAAAAAGATAACTTATATGGATGCGGTTATAAGTTATTGTGAAGATAATGATATAGATCCGTCATCTATAGGACCTCTTGTAAATAAATCACTTAAAGAAAAAATAAAAGAAGAAGCACAAGAACTTAACTTGGTTGAAAAATCAAGTACAGCAGTTTTGCCTATATGAACAGTTATGAAGCTTATACATTATACCTGGCAATTAAACTACACTTCACTTCCTCTAATTATGATTTTTACAAGCACAATGCCAAAGTTAATGCAACTTTTAATACATTTTTAAAACGCAATGATAGATTTTTTTTTCATAAACTTACAACTAAATACAATAAGGAAGAAATGCTAGAATATTTTGTATGTAATTTCTTTCATAATTCAAAAACATGGATAGGAAATTTAGTTAGAGCTGATGGAGAAACAAACTATACAAAGTGGAAAAAATATAATCAATCATTTACATACAATTTTAGAAATGATTGCTTATTATTGCGTAATATCATTGATGCTGATAGGATTTCTTTTGATGATATTTTTCGTATATCTAATGGTCAACACCCGAGATTGTTACGGTTACTTCTTTCTGAACAAATCGGAGTACAAACATTCATCATCTTGGATAAGATATTATCGTTTTGTAAAAATTGGGATAAAGAAATTGCCGAAACTATTATATGGCCTGAAAAGTCATTTAAGGTTGCCAAGTTAAAACCATTTGTCAATTTCAACTTAACAAAATGTAAATTTATTATGAAAGAGGTTTTTGTATGAGTGAAGAGCGTAAACTAACCGAAGAAGAAGTAAGACAAGAATATAGACAACACAGAAAAGATAAAGTGTTTGCTCAATGTTGGCCTGCCAATAATGATAGTTTTTATGAATGGTGTTCACAATACATAGATTACCAACATATAAAGAAACGAAGATGAATAGAGTATTTTTAATTGGCAACGGTGAAAGTAGAAAAGATTTTGATTTAAATCTTTTAAAGCCGCATGGTAAGTTATATGGTTGTAATGCCATCTATAGAGATTATCCTGAACTGATAGATGTTTTAACTTCGGTTGATGGTGGTATGATACATGAAGTATATCACTCTGGTATTGCACAAAAAATACCATGCTATTTTAGAGCATGGACTAAAGTTCCTGCAATGTTATATCAAAGTATTGTTGAGGGTATGGCTTCAATACAAGATTTAAAAGATATGAAAGAGTTTGATTTAATAAAGGCAAACGAACAAGGTGACTCACAAGAATTTGTTACACACGGTTCTACAATTGAAGGTGCTATTACAATATTAAAAAAGGCAAAAGAAAAAGGCGGCGATAGAGAACGAGTAAAAAAACATATACACAATTCCCACGTTTATGTTTCATGGATAAAACAACCTGATAAATCTTATGACATAAGAGAGTGTGAACCAGATGGTGTTGATGATGGTTGGGCGTGTGGTCCTACAACAGGTTATATTGCTACAAAATTAGAAAAACCAGATGAGATTTATATGATAGGCCATGATCTAGTATCTGATACAAACACAGTTAACAATCTGTACAAAAGCACAAAGAACTATGTTGCTTCAGAATTTGAACCAACGCCATCAGGTAATTGGGAATTACAATGGAAAAGACTAATGGAGTTAAATCCTAAAATTAAGTTTTTTAAAGTAAACAAAGAATTAAACGATAGTCCTACAAACAGAAAAATAGACGTATTTACAGCACAAGAGGACATCAATTTAGAATATATTGATCAAGCACAGCTGCTTGACAGATTGAGTGCAAAGTGATATAATAGACATATGTTTGATAAAATTTTATATAAGATTTTAGAAAAGATTTCTGCCTATATAGAAAAGGTAGAAAAATTTGTTAATGATAAGAAAAAGAAGCATAAATAATACTATACT